AACGAGCGGTGTAAGATCCAACTTTAAGCCTGTCACCCCATAGAGACCCGGAGACGTACTGGATGACCGCCTTGTTCGACGCGGTAAACGTGGCTAGAAGGACGTAGCCAAAAGTGTCCGTATCCGTAGGCATCGTGGTGCCGCTTTCAATGGTAACGCCTCCAGGGAAAGACCCTGTGCTACCAGCGCACTTGAGGTATATGTACGTCTTGCCGGTCAGAGCCAGGGCCATCTTGGGCGGCGGGTCGTCGGACAGCGGTTGGCCATCTAGGGTCGGCTCGACATTGTTCACCATCCCTGGGATGACGGAGAAGTAGTACTCCGAAGGGTTGTTGATTCGGAGGTAGACGAAGAAAGGAGCGGGCGCGTCAACATTGATTTCGGTCTGCTCAAGTTGCACAAGACCGCCTGTCGTGAGCATATAGTACCCGCCGTTGGTTTGGCTTTGAAAGCCCATATTGGCCTTCAAGTCGATGTTGTTGATCAGTATAGAGTCCGCGTCTGGGTCTCCGCTGAATCCAGCCATTCCAGGCAGTCCCATTATTTAGTCCCCCACTTTGGGTAGATGTCAGCATCCCATCCGTAATGCCCGGAGAGCATTAGGTCGAACTGGCACTTGTAGATGGCGCCATACATCTCCATATTGGAGCCTGTGCATAGCCAGTTGCGTCCGCTCTTTGGAACTGAAGAATCTACGACCTTCAGTTTGTTGGAGATTTCAGAGGCAATTTGCGAGTAAGGGGCGCGGCCACCGAGTTCGGAGAACTCTCCGCTAAAGACGAATCCGCAGGACTTCACCACGTTCTTTGCGATAGAAACATCAGAAGTGTAGAAGACCACCCTCATCGTCACGGAAGGACGGACAAAGGACTTGATGCCAGCCTTGATGTTAATCGGCTTTTCCGTGTCCTGGGCAGGTAGGAATCCGACGAACTGGAAGTTGCTGACGGCCCCCTGCCCCTTTGGAGCAGACACCCAGTAGGCGTTGTTCTTGGCAAGATCAAGATTGGTGGTCGGATATCCAGCGAGGACGCCGCCGATGCCAGCAACGACCAACTTGTTGAAATTCGGGTGAGACTCGATGGCCTCTGAAACAGTAGACGAAGTAACTGTGACGATTGGATCGGTTGCGGATGCTCCATCGGCGATGCCGACATAGTCGGCGTTCACGCTAATCAGATTGCCATCATCGACTGTGTACGAAGCCTTCATCAAGGACATCGTCTTGTATTCATTAACAGGACAGGCGTCTCCGCGCTTGAAGTCGGCATCGAATGACAACTTGTTGGCCACGTCTCCGCGTATGCGAAGAGTCATCGTCACAAGGCCGTAGCCGTCCGTGTTCACCTGGTATCCAGGCACGACCGAGTACTCTTGATTAAGGGGCTGACCGAAGTATTCACCTGTGGTGACGCCGTTGTTGATTACTTGGTACATTAGAGTGGAGGACGAAGGGTTGTGGTCGGAGTACCGGGTCGCTTCTGAATAAACTTATTGTCGATGCGTTCGACGGCTTCAGCGGTGCGCTGGGTGTTGTCCTGCACCGCTTGCATAGGAGTCCTAGAGATGGCTGTCAACACGTCGCCACCGCCCATCTGCTGGAGCGTGGAGGCGTTGGCGAGCATCCCATCCTGGAATCCGGGCATCTTTGGTCGCTTGTTGATTCGATCTACCATCTCTGCTAGACCATTGATGACTTGAGTCCTAAAGACGTTCTGCTCCTCAAATTTTTGTGTGCGCTCTTCTGGGGTTAGGCCAATTTGCATCACGCCAAAACCAACGGCCTTGTCCTTCTTGTACTGCTCAAGTTCTCGCTTGTAGAACTCTTCGACGGTTTCCCCTTCGCCGATGTAAGATCCAAGGTAAGTCTTTGCGGCCATAACGTCTGAAGTGCTGTACTTCATATCTTCAGTCACTTGCGTACCCATAAAGATGTCCTTTGAAGCCCTAGTAAACCAATCACCAAAGAATCCTGCAACAGCGATACCAGCGTTGATTCCCATCTTCTTGGCAACCTCAATGGTTCGCTTGTTCTCGGCGGCAGACTCAATCTCCTTCTTGCTCATAATCAAGGAAGAATCGCCCATAGCGGCGATGGCCTCCCGGCCCTGCTTGAGAAGGGGAATCATCCTAGTGAACGAGTCTCCAAAAATCTGCGTACCAAGTTGAGCCATACGCACCTGGTCGCCGGTCTGCTGGTACATATCGGCCAACTTCATCATCACTTCCGTGACGTTGACGCTCTTGTTCTTGATCTGCTCGATGGAGACGCCAATCCTGTTTAGGCCCATCTGGACGCCTCCTCCGCGAATCATAGACTCTCCAAGTTTCTTGTTGCCTTCGACCAGGATGCCAGCGGCTTCCTCGAACTCCAGACCCTGCTGTTTGGCGGCGTTGGTAAACTTTTGGATGCCTTCTACGGAAACCCCGGTGCGAAGTGATGCTTGCTTCACCTTGACGGCATAGTCGATGGATTCTTCAAGGAAGCCGCCAATGTAACGGAGGGCATCAAGGCCAGTAAACCATCTTGAACGCTTGAACATCTCATCGCCTTCTGCGGCGCCGGGAGGCTTGTTGGTCTTGCCACCACCTGGGGTGACGGTCTCTACGTCGATTGCACCATCACGCCAGTCGCCACGACGACGCCTGTAAGGCCCGATAGGCCCGGAGGGGGATGGGATGATTGGGCCACCGCCTCCACCACCGCCACCGCCGCCACCGCCACCGCCACCGCCAGCACCGTTGATCTTGGTGATGGCGTTAGCGACCGACGATGTGTCGGCGCTGAATGTTACTTTGACGTCGTCAGCCATTGTTCTTTATGGCCTCCTGTGCCTTCTTGAATTCTTCTTCGGCCTTCTTGTGGGCCTCCATAGCGGCCAAGTCTTCATCGGAGACGATTCTGAAATCGATACCCTCTGCCGCCATATTGCAAGCGTGTAGCCAGATTGCCTCGGCCTCTGGCATCGTCCAGGCTTGTTCGTAGGGGATGCCGTTGCGAACTACGGACGAGACGACTGTGATTTCCCAGGGCAATCCGTTGTCCTGCCCAGACTTGTTCTTGTTCCAGAAGATGGGCCAATTGGAGTTCTCGTCGATGTGCAACTTGATGTCCAGGATGACGGACTCCATACGGCTCTTGTCTGCCCGGAGAAGAATCATATGATCCAGTTCTTCTTCGGACGGCCCACGGTGCATCTCGTTCTTGTCGTAGGTCGAAAGTACGCGGACAGCCATAACGACGTCCTCTGCCGCAATCTCCTCTCCTGTGACGAATGGGGAATCGTAGTACTCCAGCACTACGCGATGCCGTAGGCAGATTGGCAAAAGCGTTTTCCCAAGAACCTTTCGGCCCTTGGGAATGTACGCAACAGCCTTTGAGAAGCGGCTGTCCACGAGAACGCTCCTTTAGGCGATCTCCTGGTACTTGACCGCGCGGATCGTCAGTTTGCGGAAGTCTTGATTGGTACCACGGTCGGCGATGTCCTTGATGATGTAGTTCACACCATTGTATGCGAAAATGCCGCCGATTTCAGCCGGGGTAGACTCGGTTTTAAGGATGCCTTCCACAGTAATTTCGATGCGGAGGTCATCCAAGCGGTCGGTGATGACGCGGCCGGTCTCGTCCTTGACCTCGACGTCGAGGGCAGGACGATTTGAGATGTCATCTGACTGGACAGTAAAGACGGAACCGCCGGTGCCACGGAGGCCGAAGATGTGGGCAATGCCCTTGGTGGTAGGAAGAGCCATAGGTTTGTAATTAGCCTAGAGTCAAATGGCAGGAGGAAGCACTACAACGAGGTTGAATTCAATGACATTTCCGTAGCGGCGCTGGCTCATAGCCTCGTCGTCCCCAACGATCCAAGCGGCGTACAACTGGCCGTCTTCTGGCTCCCAGTAAGCCTGGAGGGCCGGGACATCGGACATAAGGGCTTGAACGGCGTCTACGCGAGCGCGGTGGACTGCTAGGGTCTCGTCGTCAGCGGAGGTGTAGACGAAGACTTTTAGGGCCACCCGGAAGTTGCCTAGTGGGTTGGCACCAAGGGATGGGTCTGGGCGGGCAGAGTCCGCGTAGACGATGATGAGGGGGATGACCCGGGTCTCGTCCGTGATGCCCTTGTGGATGGCGACATTGTCGTTCCCGGTGAAGGCATCGATGAAGTATTGGGACACCTTGTCCTCGATGATAGATCGGATGGCGTTGCTCATTGTCAGAAAGAGAGGAATTGGCCACCCCCAGAGAGGGCGCCGCCTTGGCTAGTCATAGCCCACAGTTCGCGTAGGCGTCCAGACTTAATCAACTTTTCGGCAATCTGGAGGCGCATCGAGTAGGCCCGGTGGTAGATGGCGTAGCGGTACCAAATCCAGGCCACGCCACCATTAGTGTCTGCGGTATGCCTACGATGGGCAGAGTTGCCAACCGTGACCGATGGTGCATTGGTGTTGGACAACTGGTTGATGAGGATGCCAGTACCCCATTGGTTGCCGACGACCCAGGAGGGAGCCTTGATATTACCAAGTTGAGACCCTGCGGTATACCAGCCAGCCTTGAGTTTGCCTACGCGCTGTTGGACTTTCTTGATGTATGGTACAACCTTCGTAGGATAGTCGGCAATGAAGTATGGTTTGAAACTCTTCTTAATTCTGTAGTTTCGTGGGCCAAGCCTAGCCGCTTCGTGTAGGCCCTGGATGTTGCCTGTGTAGGCTTGTGAAAGGTTGTCCAAGCCTTGGTTGGTTACTGTAGGCGAATGCTTGTCGATTTTTCTGGCGAACTTCTTGAACCGCTCAAACATCATACTAGCATCCCACAAGTCGGAGTTAGCCTCCTTGAGGAATTCCGGGAGGATGACTTTAGGCATAGCCCTGCGCTCCCGGAGCCACGCATTGAAGATGCCTAGGTCATTAGCGTTGGCAACGGACTTGAAGGATGCGTATCCAAGCGGAGCAAACACCTTTTCGATGTCAGCCTCGACACGATCCATACCTTCCTGTTTGGCGCTACTTGTAGTACCCTTGCCAGCACCCGGCTTGTTTCCCTCAACAGGCAGGGTGTAGTCCAGCATATCCTGGCAGAACAGCCGCGCCTGGTCTTTGATGACAACGGCTACATCCTTTCCCATCACCTTGGCAAAGGCTGAAAAATGATTCTTCAGTTGGCGTTCATCGACCGTAACCCCTACCTTTACGATTAGTTTGGGGTCGATTTTCATTATTGAACCTTGGTCTGAACCCTAGCAATTACCCAAGCGGACGGAGGGCGATCAGCAAGGGCAACGATGCGGTATTCGGAGCCAGAGTAGGTCACGACATTGCCGAAGGCGATTACCCCGGGATTGGCCACGAAATCGGTGCGGAGGAACTTGACCTCAAAGGTGGTCTGGTTGAGGAAACCACCAGTCTCCATATCCTGGAGAACCATAGGCTGGGTAATCATCGCCTTGAAGGTCACCGGGCTGCCGCTGGGGACGTTCTTGACGGTGACGTCCTTGCCAACCTCGTTGAGGATGGTAAGGGCATCTGCCGTGGCATCTTCAAAAAATCCCATACGATTAGCCGTAGGTCAAAAGGAAGAGGCCGCCCCGGTGATGGAGCGGCCTCTTTGCATTGGCGCGTGAGGGGGACACTTGCCCCCTCGAAACCTTACGAGGTGAAGGTGACCTTCTGGAGCGCGTCGGGGTTACCCTTCGCGGAGCCGATGAGCCAGGTCGCCGACAACTTGTGCAGACCCTGCGTCCAGTCGTACCAGTAGCGGAGAGCGTAGGAGAACTGGCTGTCGGGGTCGGTCACGATGGTCTGTTCACCACCGCCGGTCGTCGGAGCGGCCGGGACGCGGGTGACGACAACGAGACCTTCCTTGCAGGAGACCACGCCGTTGAGGCCGGTTTCCAGGCCAGCGGCGTCGAAGCCGTTGTACTCGTAGAAGTCGATGCCGTGGATCATACCAAGGCGGTTGCCACGGATGACGTCGGAGGTGCCGATGGAGAACGCCTGGGCGATCACCGGGTCGGAGATGA